TAGCAACTTTCACTTGGTACCACTCTTCAATTTCACCACCCATTTCAATATACTCAAGAATTTCATCACATGCATACTTGATGAAGTGTAGTTGTGATTCTACCATCTCAGTTTTCTCAGTGGTATCCGATTCAGCTTGCTCATTGATTTCTGCTTGCTTCAAAATACCTTTGACCAATGGCGCCTTCAATTGGCGATGGCGTGGAACTGGAATGTGGTGCTTTGCTTCAGGATGTGTGTATACATCATGACTGCCTGATGTGCGTGAGAGTTTCCAACCACGCTTCTTCAAATGTTGATGCACAGCGCGGGTGTCCATGTTAGCACCAGGCATTTCATCTAGTTGTTCAACTTCCTCATGCTTCAATGTTCTCATTCCCGGATCAATGTTGCCTTTATTATCATAACGATGCTGAACACCTTTCTTACCTTGAGCTTCTAAATCTTTCATAGCCTTATTAGCGTCTGGATAGTTTGAATGTGTGCTAGTTTTGATCCAGTCACCTTTAGAATTTCTGTGACCTACGTGAATTGTTTCTTCCGTCACAACTTCAACAGACTCATCCCACTGCTTACCACGTGCCGCATTTCTAGCCGCAGCTTTTGCACCATAGTTCTGTTGTAGCCTCTCAGCATCATACTTGTGTACTGTGGCGCCTTTAACCTTCTTTGCCACGTTCTCTGCATGAGACTTGGTTTCAAATGTCTTCCAGTGACGACCATTGACATGCACAGAATGATAGTCTTTAGCATCAGCTTCAGCTAGTTCAACTTCCTCATTAGTCTGTGAGTTTTTCAAATCTTTCTCGGATGGTGCACCCTCTGAGCCAGGCTTACGCATACGTTCACCTGAACCTTTCTTGATTCTCTCACGCTTGGCATGAATGTTGTCCCACAGACCAGCTTCTTCAATGGTTTCTTCTTTGACGGATTTGCCAGCAGATTTATCACCATAAGTTGCTTGACGTTTTTTAGCAAGGTCGATCTTATCTTTGACAGCTTTTCCTAACTTTGGATCAGCCTTCAACATCCATCCTGTTCCAAGAGACTTTTTACCCTCTTCCAAAATGTCCTCGCCGCGGACAAGACTTGCAATCTGCTTGAAACTTCTCATATTACTCTCCCTTAGCTTGCTTTGTGGCTGTCGCATACATCACAGACTTAGCATCTTTGCCATAACGCTCTTTGAAACCAGCAATGTTCTTCTTCATGCCTTTGACATTCTTTTCCATTGCAGCCTTTTCGCCAGTGGACAATGAACGCTCTTCGATGTGCTCAACTTCTTCTTTGTTTAGACGAGCAACAGCACGATGCATTCCTTGATTTCTAACTTTCATCTTATGTTTAAATGGCGCTCTAGCTGCGGTTACTGCATCAGCGGCTGTCTTTAAACCTGCTTGTACTGCATCATGTTTACGTAAAGGATTTTTATTTCTACCTTTTAATGGGTCAAAACCTCCCGTACCAGAGTTGGTTTTTGCCATTGCTGTTCTTAAAGCAGAATGTACACCCGTGAAGTTTTGGTCATGCTGAAAGTTTTTAGAAAAATCTTTATTAGCAGCATCCTTGTAACGCTTAAGAGTGTTTTTGCTTAGTTCATCAAGCTGTTCATATTCTTCAGTTTGCATAAAGTTTTCGATATCTTCCGCAGTAAATTCAAGTTCATCAACTTCTTCCTTAACGTTACCTGCAACGTCTATCATCACTTTCTTTGGAGCAAATGGATTAGAAGTTTTACCTTTAACACGACCAGCGAGTGTATCTGTCGTTACTTTATCAGGATCAATTTCTTCTTTTTTCACTGGTTCATCATCTTTAACAGGCTTCCTGCTATAAACAGTTCCTGTGGAGATTTTTTTAGAATCAAATCCAGCTTTTTCACCCGGTTTGGTAGGAATCTGACTCTTGTAATTTTTATAGTCGAAAGGATTGTTCGCTTCTTCTACACTTTCTTCTTTCATTGGCTTCTTTTCACCACGAAGAATTTTGAAGTCGTGAGCATCAATCTTATTATTCTTATTTTTATCAATCTTGTGTTGATTGCCCTTGAGTGCTTCCATCTTAGCCTTAAAATCGGCTTCATTGATATCTTTGATGAGGTCAGCAACAACATCGGTTTGGGTGAATACGTTTTTGTTGAACATTTGTGTCTCCGTTAAATTAGCAGTTCCATTTGCGTAGTGATAATGCTTTTCTAGTTGGTCTACCTTTTTCGTCCTTCATTGGACCTGGCATTCCACCCATTCTAGCACAGAATGATTTTCTTCTATTGGCAGCTTTGCTTCCGGGTTTTAATTTGGAAGGTGGCGTAGTTACAGCCATCGATAACTTAGAACCTGGATTTTCTCTACGATAGGAAGCAATACCCTTCTGGTTCAAACCACCTTCTGGGTTTTTACCTTCTTTGCGCTTCCAAGCGGCAGATTCTTCTAGAAATTTTTTGAAACTTATCATTTCTTTTTCTTCTTTGTTGGAGGATTAACGGGTATCTTATTCAGAGTATCCATTGGTTCTTTATTCGATGGTCCGTAATAGCCACCGGTGACTCCCATTTCTGTGCTAGGAGAATCAATTGATTCTTTTCTAAACTTATTGAAAGATTTGCGTGTCACCTCTGCGGTACTATCATATTTATGTTCAGTCTGTTCTCTATATGTCACTTGACCAAGACCAGCCATTGGATAAACTGTACCAGAACCACGTGTATCATATTCGGGAGATACACCTGCCACCTTTAAGACTTTGCCTGCTTCGGCGTTTGAGGTTTTCTGCCTCTTGGATTTTTGTTTGTCTGCGTCTTGCTGGAAGCGGGGTTCTTTTGCTGGACCTTTGGTGGTGATGGTTGGGCTACTGCTTTCGTAGGTTCTGAAGGTGTAGCTGGAGTTTGAGGTAATTCCTCCGTCTTTAATGTCGTCTGGCTTACCTTGTCTTCTGACAAGTTCGCAACTTGGACAGATGTTGTCGGCAAGTCTGTAGCGTTTGTAAGAACCGCTTTTTTGGTCGGACCGTCCAGAGGATGTGGCTTTGTCTCCACAGGTGCAACTTGGTCCTTCGGCAAGAACAGCTTTGCTATTTGTTTTAGTTTCTGAAACATATTTTTTGTATCCCTTTTCTAATGTAGGTTTTGTTATAAAGTTTTCAAACATCTTATTGATGTTGTGTTTTTTGTGCCTAACCCTCCAAGATTCGGCGATTTCATTCTCAACGGGGGTATCAAAGAACCAGTTAGTCATTTCATATATGATAGAAATGTCTTCCTCTTTCTCTGACGTTTCAATTTCATTTGCTTCATTCAAGTCGATAGAGTTGTCAAACTCCAAATACTTTCTGAATTCCTGATTGAATTTCTCTGCAACAAGTTGTGTTACTTCCCATCTTTCTTGGCGAACAGATTCAGCCATCATTCTTTCATGGCCCTCGTTACGCTTTCTTGATGATTCATTTGTTGTGTTAACAAAAACCATCATAGTTTCGTAGCCGAGTTCTTCGAGTTCTTCACGAATGGCAATAATGTTGTATTGTTCGTTTGTTGTACCAGTGATAATCAAAGGCTGACGCTGGCGGATTGCTTCACGGCGAGTGTCACGTGAAAACTCATAGAGTTTATGTTTGTCGTTGAGAATTGATATTGCTGTCGTTGAAGTAATTTCAACTGCATTTTGTTCAGCAATAGCTTCACGTATAACAATATCTTTGCCTGAACCTGGACCACCAGAAATAAAAATAGCTTTGAACATTCCGTGGTTCACGTTTTCGTGTATACCCATACCTTTGCGAACATCACGGAATAATTCTTTGGCATGTTTCTCTTGCACATGTGGTGGAATACCCTGACGGAAAGAAGCAAAATCACCACTGTTTGCATGTTCACGCATTTTCGATGCTGACATACCTTCTGCACCCTCGGCATCGGGGTCACGGTGACCGGCAGACTTTACCTCAATCTTTTTGAAGTTGTAAAGTTTACCTGGACCCTCACCATTGTATTGGTGGAGTTTCTTTTCATATTCCGGAATACGGTCTGAGCCTGCAACCATTACTAAATGGTCATGACCCATAGCATGTAGTCTAGCCGCATGTTGCAAGAATGTTGGCATTTCTTTGCTGGAAGATTCGATGTTAGCACCAGGAAAGAAACGTTTTGCGTGTAGCAATTTACGTTTAACGTCTAATGGATTCTTCTTAGCATCCACAGAATGTGAAATAACAACATGGTGAGGTGCATTATAATCGTGTGCGATTTCTTGAACACGGTTAACCAACTTTTCGTGACCAATAGTTGGTGGATTCATACGTCCAAAAGCCATAACAACAGGCTTGTTTGTTTGCATGTCTTCTTCTATTTTTTGTAAAAACTTTTTCATATGTTTCTGATTCCTGCAAAGTTTCTACGGGAAAATTCTGCACGATTAACAAATTTATCTGATTCTTTTCCATGATGAAAGACATAACCTTCTGGATTAGCCGCTTCACCACCATGTTCATGTTGAAACTCTTGGTGCTGATTCATTACATTAATGAGCACATTTTTTGCTTTCTGTAAATGCTGGTGCATCTTAAACAAATTATTGTAGTGTTTTCGGTTTCGGTCAACTTTACCCAATTCATCTTTTAAATCATTTTGTTTAGAAGTTCGGTTCTTTTCAACTTTCAGCTTGTCGATTTCTTTATTCTTCTTATTTTCTAACCAATTGGAAAAATTCTGATGGTTTGGCGTTTCACCTGTACGAACAGTGTGGTTCATATAAGTTTCTAAGTGGCCACCGGCACCGTGATGTGTTGATGTTCCTGCATACATGTCCGAACCATGTGTATCATGCACAGATTGTGCGGCCGCAATGTGTTTGTTGAATTCAGCACGATCTTTAGGACCGAAATGTACTTTTGATGTATCCATTCTAGGATCAACCGAGAATACATCAGAGTGTGGTTTGAAATTTTCATGGTCAACTTCATGTGAAGCATTCAGGCTTCCCGCATCTTTACCTGTATATGAAAGGTGTGTAACAACACCAATCTTTGCTTTTTTAACTGAGTCACCATGTGTTCCATGTGCAGTATAGGTCAAGCCGGATGGATTTGGATGAAAAGAAACACCACCACTCTTTGTTGGCGTTTTATCTTCGTGTGAGAACATCATGTCACCTTGATATACACCTTTTTTAGGTGCAACTTTGGGTAAATGCTTTAGTGCATCTCCTAATTTCTTTACTAAACCAGGTGCGTGTCCGTGGTTTTTTTCGATATCAGCAGATGTGTAATTAATTTTTGGTGTCTTATTGAATGCTGATTTTGATGCTACAAAAAACTTACCTGTCTCTGGGTGATGGCCATACACAATAGCAGGAGAACCATCATACTTTGTTGTAAGTTCGGAAGTTTTTTTACCCTGCTGTATATGTTGCGCGGCCGCAGTTAATGAAACGATAGCATGTTTAGCACCACTCTCTCCGTTCTGGAGTGGGCGATCTTCTATGTGCGTAAGATGTTTAATCTGACGGCTTGCTCCTTCTTCAGGATCTTCTTGCTCTTTTAAAAATATATTAAATGTTTTCATATTAGTGAACTTTGGCTGGAATTACGTTCCAACCATGTACGTCCGATTTGAATGCATTGCTTTTAGTTTTAGGTGAATAGTGTGCTAAGGTGGTCAAACTTCCGTCTTTTTCAACCTTATGTATGCTCACTCTATCACCATGTTGTGTGGCGGCATATTTCGAATTTTTATTTTTAAACACTCTATTCAGAGGTGATTCACTTCCTGAAGTAACAGTTGCATGTACTTTAGTTAAAGTGTCACCTTTAGCATGTATTTTTGACCAAGGCATACTTGTTGTTGGAGTCAAATGATTCTGCAACATTTTTCCAATCATATTATGACCTTCTTGACCAATATTATTTATTAAATGTGATAGGTGGTCATGAAATTCCGATGAAATTTTTGTTTTAACTGGTTTTGCTTTTTCGTTTGCCGTGGATTCCAAATCTGTCATTTTTTGATCGGATTTCTTTTTCTTCCTTTCAACGTCTAGTATTCTTGATCTATTGGCCGCAGAAATATCACCATAACCCATGGCCTTATGTACTTTTCGTAATCCATCTCTGGAAACTTTTTCCGAATCAAGCACCCTGGTTTCGTGGTGTAAAATACCCTTCATATCAATAGCAGGATTCTTCGCTGTGATAGCACTAGATTTACTTGACGATTTTAACGAAAAACCTTCATAGTGTGAATCATCAGGTGTTCTGGCGAGTGAAGAATTTTTAACTTCAACTGCAATGTC